CGAGAGCCATGCGATTTTGTAAAGCTGGTGCTGAACCGTATGGACACCAACCCCGATGAGTTCGAGCGCTACGGACGATGGGAATCGTTGTGCGAATCACTGGAGCGCTACGCTGGGGCGTATGACGACAAGAACACCGTGAGTGGTCGCAGCGTGCTGTGGGCGTACGATAAATTTGAAATCGACCTGATGCTGGCCAAGTACCGGGAACTCTACCGTGACCGCGAGTACAAGGCCATGCTCAAGAATCTTTTGATGGGTAATGAACCGAAAACGGGTTTCCTGATAAAACCCGGATACCAAGGCATCACACCCCAACAACTGTTTGCCAATACCCCAACCACCGGGCCTGTCGGCCACGTGGGTGTCACCATTGCCAATACCGCCTCCTCCACGACCAGCAACCCCCAAATCCGGTCGATGATTGATGATGCGATCGAAGCCAAGATGATGGGGTTCAAACGTGGCTAAGCTGATCACAATCGATTTTGAAACTTACTACGACAGCGACTACAGCCTGACCAAGCTGAGCACCGAGCAGTATGTGAACGATGACCGCTTCGAGGTCATTGGCTTTGCCTACAAGATCGATGATGCGCCTACGGTGTGGGTATGGGGGGCTGACCCTGACTGGGTGCAGCACAAGCTGCGTAGCCTACCGTGGGCCAACTCATTTGCGCTGGCGCACAACACCATGTTCGATGGGGCCATCATGTCGTGGAAGTACGGCATCAAACCCAAGGGCTGGCTGGACACCCTGTCGATGGGCCGCGCCCTGCACGGCGTTGAAGCTGGGGGTTCCCTCAAGGCGATGGCCGAGCGGTACGGTGCGGGCGTCAAAGGAACCGAGGTGCTGGATGCCAAGGGCAAAAGAACCCACCAGTTCTCCCCCTCCCAGCTTGTGCAATACGGCGAGTACTGCAAAAACGACGTGGAGCTGACGCACACCATTTTTCACAAGATGATGGCCGCAGGCTTTCCGCCTATCGAGCTCAAGCTGATCGACCTGACGCTGAAGATGTACGTGGAGCCCGTCCTCACGCTGGATAACCGGGCGCTGGAGCTGCACCTCGAAGACACCGCTGCGCAAAAGCAAGGGCACTTGGTCAACGCGCTGAGCGCCATCGGCCGCAAGGACTTGGCCCTCAAGCAAATCCTCGGGGATGAAGAGACCCGTGCTGGCATCCGCAAGGAGCTGATGAGCAACCCCAAGTTCGCGGCCATCCTTGAAGCGTTGGTGGACGAAGACGGCAAGCGTGTTGTGCCAAAAATCCCGATGAAGATCAGCATGACCACGGGCAAAGAGACGTACGCCTTTGCCAAGAGCGACGAGCAGTTCAAGGCCCTGCTGCAGCACGAGGATGTCCGGGTGCAGTCGCTGTGCGCTGCGCGTCTGGGTACTAAATCCACGCTGGAAGAATCACGCACGCAGCGTTTCATCGACATCGGGCGGCGTAACGGGGTGTTCCCTGTGCCGTTGAAATACTATGCGGCCCACACAGGGCGCTGGGGCGGTGCGGACTCTGTGAACCTGCAGAACCTGCCAAGCCGTGGACCCAACGCAGGCAAGCTCAAGAAGGCGATCCTCGCCCCCGAAGGCTACGTGTTCATCGATGCGGACTCTTCGCAGATCGAAGCGCGGACGCTGGCATGGGAGGCTGGGCAGGATGATCTGGTCGAGGCATTTGCGAAAGGCGAAGATGTTTACAAAATCATGGCAGCAGCTATATACGGCAAGGCTGAAGAAGAGATTACAAAAGAGGAAAGATTCGTGGGTAAGACTACGATCCTCGGCGCAGGGTATGGCATGGGGGGTCCGAAGTTCCAAGCTCAGCTCAAGACATTTGGCACTGACCTGTCCACCGACGAGTGTGCACGGATTATTTCGGTCTATCGTTCGCGCTACCCAAAAATCCCGCAGCTTTGGCGGGAGTCGCAGGAAGCCTTGAGGTGCATGACACGGGGCCAGACGACCAAGCTGTGCCGCAACGACCTGCTCACGGTGAACGACAAGGGCATCCTGTTGCCCAACGGCCTGCACATCTTCTACAACGGCATCCGTGAGGTGGCTGATGCAGAGGGCAAGCGACAGTTCGTGTACGACACTCGCACCGGGCCCAACAAAATTTATGGCGGCAAGGTCGTTGAGAACTTCACACAGGCTGTGGCAAGGTGTATCATCGGTGAACAAATGCTGAAAATCGCCAAACGGTACAAGGTTGTCCTTACCGTGCATGATGCCATCGGTATCATTGCAAAGCGAGAAGAAGCCGATGAAGCACGTGCTTATGTGGAAACCTGCATGCGTTGGGTTCCTGCGTGGGCCGAAGGGTTGCCTGTTAACTGCGAAAGCGGCATGGGAGTGAGCTATGGAGATTGCTGAAGAAGACGTTTACCACTATCAAGTAGATGGAGTGTCTTTCACCGGGCTTAGAGACGAGGCAATTTACAAATACTTCCACGGTGGCGTGCCAATTGAGGAAATTGCTCGTGTCCGTGGGTGTAGTGTTAGCCGCATCCATACTCTTGTGAAACGCCAAAAAGATGCCTATCACCTTCAAGCGTATGGCGCTCGAATACAACAACAAAAACAGTTCGATAAGGCTATGGTCAAGTTGGACCCCACCGGTAATTCAGCGGTGACTATGGCCTACCTCCAACCACTACGCGGCTTTTTGCAAGCCGTTGCATATGACAAATAAAATTCCAGCATGGAGCTTCAGTAGCCTGAAGACCTTCACGACCTGCCCCAAGAAGTTTTACCACGCCAAGGTGGCCAAGGACGTGAAGGAGCCCGAAGGCGAAGCTGCCCTGTATGGCAAGGAGGTGCACTCCGTTGCTGAGTTCTACGTGCGTGATGGCAAACCCATCCCCGCCAAGTTTGACTTCATCAAGCCCGCGCTTGATAGCCTGATCAAAATCCCCGGTGACAAGCACTGCGAGTTCAAGGTGGCGCTGACCGAATCCTTGGAGCCATGCGACTTCTTTGACAAAGAGTGCTGGTTCCGTGGTGTGGCTGACTTGCTGATCATCAACGAGGAAAAGGGCGAGGCCCGGGTCATCGACTACAAGCTCGGCAAGTCGAGGTATGCAGACCTTGGCCAGCTCGAATTGATGGCGCTTGCTGTGTTCAAAATCTTCCCCAAGATCACCGTGGTCAAGGGTGGGTTGTTGTTCTTGACCGAGGGCAAATTTGTCCCTACAGTCTATGAAGCGCAGCAACAACACCGGTACTGGGGCAACTGGATGCCAACGGTCACCATGCTGGAAGGCGCGTACAGTTCAGGCGTGTGGAACGCAAAACCCAACGGCCTGTGCAAACAATATTGCTGGGTGACGGAATGCACCCATTGTGGAAGGAAGTGATATGCCGTTCGTAAATAAACCAAGACCGTATAAGAAAGAGTACCAGCAACAACTGGCACGAGGGGAGAGTGAAGCAGATGCAAGACGTAAAAGAGAGAACGCCCGCGACCTGTATGACCGAGAAGGTATCGACCGCAAGGGCAAGGATATTGACCACAAGCGCCCTTTATCTAAAGGTGGCAGCACCAGTAAAAGCAACCTGCAGCTCAAGACAGCTTCAGCAAACCGGTCGTTCAGTCGCAACAGCGACCACACCGTGAAAAAGAATAAACCCAAGTAGTCTTGGAATACGCAGCGCGTAAGGTATGAGTGGTGCTGCGGGGGTGTTTAGAGATTTGAACCCTAAAACCATATCAGTTGAAGGCCCCGCCCTTTCGAGGGGTTGATTCAACCGACTGGCACCCGCAAGGTGCCGACCCCAGACCCGAACGTGGATTCCACTTTCGGGATATTCTGCATTGGAGAACACATGGAAATCATTCAAGGCAAGGCCCTAAAACTGCGGCTCAAGAACCCGCACAAGGTCTTGAGCGTTATCCCCAAGAGTGCGCTGGTCGAGGACGGCCCCGTCAGTACAGTGATGGTTCACTGGGGGTTGGAAGAAGCGCAGGTTCTGAAGAACCTCAAGATCAAGAACGTACCGTCCCCCATCATTGCCAAGTACGGATGGCCCGGTATCTACGACCCGTTCGCACACCAGAAACAAACCGCAGCTTTCTTCACGCTGCACCGCAGGGCGTTCTGCTTCAACGAGCCCGGCACCGGCAAAACGATGTCAGCCACATGGGCGGCAGATTACTTGATGAACCTCAAGCAGATCAAGCGTGTGCTGGTCATCTGCCCCTTGTCGATCATGCAGTCCGCATGGCAGGCCGACATCTTCAAAGCGGCGATGCACCGCAGGGTGGGCGTGGCCTACGGCAGCAAGGAGAAGCGGATCAGGATCATCGAGTCGGATGCTGAGTTCGTGATCATCAACTTCGATGGCATCAGCATTGTGGAAGACCAGATCGCTGCGGCCGAGTTTGACCTGATCATCATCGATGAGTGCAACGCCTACAAGACCGCATCCACTGCACGGTGGAAGTCGCTCAACAAGATCATCAAGCCGAGCACATGGTTGTGGATGATGACAGGCACACCAGCGTCACAGTCCCCTCTGGATGCGTACGGTCTGGCCAAGCTGCTCAACCCATCCGCTGCGCCCCGCAGCTTCACGCTGTACCGCGATCAGGTCATGACCAAGATCACGCAGTTCAAGTGGGCCCCGAAGAGGGAGGCCGAGCAGATTGTCAGCTCGCTCCTGCAGCCAGCGATCCGGTTCACCAAGGACCAATGCCTTGACTTGCCAGACCTGCTGTACACCGAGCGTGAGGTGCCCCTGTCCACGCAGCAGATCAAGTACTACGAGAAGCTCCGCAAGGTCATGGCCATGCAGGCAGCAGGAGAAGAAGTCACCGCCGTCAACGCTGCGGCCAAGCTCAACAAGCTGCTGCAGATTGCGTGTGGAGCAGTCTATTCCGATACTGGTGAGGTGGTGTCGTTTGACTCTGCCAACCGCATGAGCGTGCTCAAGGAAGTGATCGAGGAGTCCAGCCACAAGGTGCTGGTGTTCGTGCCGTTCCGCCACACGATCGAGATTCTGTACGAGGAGCTGCGCAAGGATGGCATCACCGTGGAGGTCATCCACGGCGGCGTGTCTGCAGGGCGGCGCACCGATATCTTCAAACGCTTTCAAGAGACTGACGACCCACGTGTGCTGGTGATCCAGCCGCAAGCTGCATCGCACGGCGTCACTCTGCACGCTGCCAACACCGTGGTGTGGTGGGCACCCATCACATCGTACGAAACCTACGCACAGGCCAACGCCCGTGTGCACCGCGCCGGACAGAAGAACAAGTGTCTGGTCGTCAAGCTCCAAGGAAGTCCAGTGGAGTCCAAGCTGTACCGGGCACTGGAGTCTAAGGAAGAAGCGCAGTTCAACCTGATGGAACTGTACCGCGAAACTTTTTCGGAAGGAGTTGAAAATAAATCTTGACCCACCTTTACAAGATAAAGATTACTGTGTATCATTACCCAAAACAACGAAAGGATTCCCATGAGCATAACGGCAGACAAGCTGGTCAACGTCTACATAAAGATGCGTGACAAGCGAGCACAGCTCAAAGCTGCGTTCGAGGAACAAGACGGCAAGATCAAAGAGCAGATGGACCTCATTGAGTCCAGCCTGCTGGAGGTCTGCAAAGCAACCGGTGCTGACAGTATCAAGACTGCACACGGCACCGCAATCAAATCAGTGCAGACGAGGTACTGGACTGGAGACTGGGCAGCGATGCACAAGTTCATCCGGGACAACGATGCGCTTGATCTCGTGGAGCGCCGCATATCGCAGCTCAACATGAAGAACTTTCTACGTGAAAACCCGGACCTCATGCCCACTGGGTTGAACGTGGACAACAAGTACACTGTAACGGTACGGAGAAGCTAAATGGAAAATGCCCTGACGTTGGCTCAGGTGGCGAAGCTATTGCAGGTCGCCCCGTCAACCATTCACACAATGATTCGTGAGGAAGACGTGACCAAGCGTATTCCTTTCATTCGAGTCGGTAAGAGCTACCGGTTTTTTGGTAGCGAGCTTGCCAAGTTTTTCAACATGGACGCAGCAATCGTCGAGAATTTTTTAACCAAGGAGAAATCTAAATGAGCAATGAAATGACCCTGTTCGCCCAAGGTGGCAACGCACTCCCCGCACACCTGCGT